GCCTGAGTCTTTAGGTGATGTCGAAGCTGCATCTGATTTTGTTTGGCAAGTTCTCTTCCTTACACCAATAGAGCTTATTTACATAGGTTTCACTATGACTGTATTAGCAACGTACGGTCTATCTATCTACTATATCTATAAGAAAATACAAAAGAAGTTTGCATGAAACTTTGGCATGCAGGCATAACATTAATATTATGTCTTGGTATAAAAATATGGGACCCTTTTTTAGTTGAAGTTTCCCGATTAAACTTTTTTGACTTTCTACAACGATCACATGAGCAGGTATCATCAGATCAAATTATATTAGTTGATATAGATGAGAAGTCAATACAAAAATATGGTCAATGGCCATGGCCAAGAAAAGATCTAGCAGAAGCTCTCTCCAGTATACCTCAAGGCAACTTACTTGGGCTGACATTAATACTATCTGAAAAAGATAGATTTGATACTGATGATATACTATCTCAGACGTTGATGCAATATCCGTCTATATTATCTACTGCACCAACCAATCAAATACAAACTGAAAGAGAGTTGCATGTCGGTACAGCTACTCTAGGAAGAATACCAGCACAAGAATACACTCTCGATTACCCTGGTATACTCTTGCCGATAGAAGAGCTATCAAATGCATCTATGGGGTATGGTTCAATAAGCTCAGCTCCTGACGTTGATGGTGTAACTAGACGATTACCAGTCGTAGTATCTGCTAATAAAAAGATATATCCTAGTTTTGCACTGGAAGTAGTAAGAGTAGCAGTAGGAGACATATCATATCAGTTAAAAACTGATGAAACAGGCATATTATGGGCACGTGTCCCTAAGTTTAACCCTGTTAACACTACTTTCGATGGAACAGTATATAACACGTACTGGAATAGCTTTAAACGTGTCAGCCTTGGGGACATCCAGTCTGACACTATATCTCCCGGCAGTATTATGATAGTAGGGCCTACTTTTGAAGGAACTAACATTATATCAACATCAGTAGGGGGAATGTACCCTCATGACGTGCAGGCTAACCTAATTAAAACAATTATAGACGGTACTACTATTAAAAGGCCACCTGAGTATATTGTTTATGAGTTGATTGGTATGTTATTAATCGGACTGCTTATACTTGGGCTATTAAAAGTAGCTCCAATATTTATTTCTGGTGCTTCTTTTCTTGTTTTAACCTCCGGTACTATTATATTTGCGATTGATACATTCAATACAAAGTATTTTTTAGTTGATCCAGTCATACCAGTATTAACTTTTCTTCTCGTTTTTGCTCATGGAGCTTTCGCTCAATTCTATACCCAGTTTAAATTAAGACAGCAAATACAAAAACAGTTTGGTACTTACCTCTCACCTGATATGGTTAAAATGCTGCAAAAAGATCCATCTCTATTAAAGTTAGGTGGTGAAAGAAAAGAGATGACGTTTATGTTTATGGATATATGTGGATTTACTCCAATAAGCGAGCATTATAAAAATAATGATGACCCAGAAGGATTAGTTGAACTAGTTAATAAGTTTCTAGATATGCAAACTAAGATTATTCTAAATAATAAAGGTACCATAGACAAGTATATGGGTGATTGTATAATGGCATTCTGGAATGCACCTCTTGACTGTCCTAATCACGCAGAACTAGCAGTTAAATCTTCAATAGAAATTCTTGAAGCAACAAAGGCATTGAATGAAGAACTTAAACCTCTCAATCTTCCTCCTATTAATATCGGTATCGGTATATCCACAGGAACCTGTATCGTCGGTAACATGGGATCAGAACTTAGATTTGACTATTCCGTCATTGGAGATGCCGTTAATCTCGGGGCTAGACTCGAAGGCCAAACAAGAAATTATGATGGGGTGGACGTGCTGTTATCGGAAGAGTGTTATAAACAGTGTCCAGATGGAGCATTCACAGAGGTTGATAGAATACTCGTTAAGGGAAAATCCGAAAAGGTTACAATCTATACCGTTCAATGATGATGAGCCTGCCTCACTTGATGCTTGGACTGTGTTTATAGGACTTCAATTACTAGATATCTACTCTACAGCAAAAGCAATAAAATATGATTGTTTAAAAGAAGGAAACCCACTTTTACCTGAGCGCCCTCAGGTCTGGGAAATGCTTGTACTTAAACTAGCTATACTTATACCACAATATCAATTTATTCAAGAAGAGAATGGTTTTATTACCAATGAAGATCTAATAGTTAATACTACTATTACTAGTGTAGTGGTACATAATAATTTTCAATTGTTAGATTACGCGGAAAACAACTGTAATCTACGTTGATTACGTAACATAAATACATTATAATAGCTTATGTAGAAGCTAATTATTACATTATAAGGAGCATAGAATGGCGTTTGATATAGAACGAGTAAAACAACAATTAAAGCAAGACGAAGGTGTCGTCTGTGAAATATATTTGGATCATCTAGGATACAAGACTTGCGGCATTGGCCATCTTGTTCTAGAGACAGATCCTGAGCATGAATTAGAAGTTGGTGCTGATGTTAATGAAGAAAGAGTCAATGAGCTATTTGCTCAAGATCTTGATATTGTATTAGAAGACTGCAAAAAAGCTTTTGATAAGTGGGATGACTTTAACTTTGTTGTACAAGAAGTATTAGTTAATATGATGTTTAATCTTGGTATGACAAGACTTTTAAAGTTTAAAAAGATGCATGCCGCTATAGAAGCAAAAGATTGGCAGGAAGCTGGTATTCAAATGAAAGACTCAAGATGGTTTACACAAGTTGGACCTAGAGCAGGAAGATTAATCGAAAGAATTAGAACAATTGATTCTTAAATTTAAGGTATATTATGTCAGCGAAAGCTAAAAAAGCAGTAGAGGAAACTCTAAACACAAAAAACTTCACCTTATTGATAGAAGAGTTCGTTGCAAGAACGGGCTCTGACTATCTTGATGCAATGATTCATTTTGCAGAAAAAAATAACGTTGAAATTGATACAGTAGCAAGTCTTGTTAAAACTAGTCATGTACTAAAGGCAAAACTAGCAGCTGAATCAGAAGAGACGAGATTACTTAAACCAACAACTGGTGCCAAACTACCGATTTAAATATGCATAAAGTCTACCGTCAATTTTGGTCCGAGCAGGAGATTGATGATTTATTTGCAATCTTTTTAAAGAATAATAATGACTGGAATGTACAGAAAACAACCAATGCTGGTCATGATGAGGCATTGAATACAAAAGAGTATGATGAAGAGTATGTAAGTAATTATGATAAGCATGCTCGTATTGCTGACGGTCTGGGTAAAAACCCTAGTGACATACCTGAGCACTTTACTAATAAACTCCGTAAATTATTACATGAAGAATGGTCTGAACCAACTGGTATTAAATCCTGGTTTTACATGGAACACTGGACAATAAATCGCTATCTTGGTACATCAGGAGGTAAGTTTGAGTGGCATAAAGATACACTTGACTTTTTTAAGTATAATAGTGATGACAGTCATGAAGCAATGTTTATAAAAAACTCAAGACCGGAAAGGGAAATCTCTATATCAGTTGCACTGAACGACAAAAGCGAATATAATAATGGAGACTTCACGATTGATAGTGGTGATGGTAATAAGACACCTGTTGACCTTAATAAAGGTGATATGTGTATGTTTACATCAGATACTTTTCATAGTGTTGAGCCTGTAACAGGCGATGGTGTGCGATATGCACTTATAATATGGGTTTGTGATGGAGATAAACATAAAGAATGGAACATGCACTACGCGGACAATTTAAAAACTGGACAATGACACCATATCAAGTTTATACAAAATATATTGCTCTTAAAAATCATTTTACGCAAAAGAACTATGACTACTTTACATATGGTGGTAAAGTAAGAGCAAAAGAGACTTCATTCGAAGTCCGTAAAGATAAATACTTTTTCTATAAGCTATCTAAACATAAAGATGTTGAGAACTTTCTACTAGCTAATTTATTAGATGGTGGGAAAGACTTCTGGGTTGGTGCAATGAGAGATTCATCACCAGAAGAGGTCTATAGAGAGTGGAAAAAAAGACAGGAATCGTTAACTTATACATTTAAAAATGATTTAACGAAACTTGATGATGATTTTGATAAGAATTTTGCTGTCGAAAAATATGGTCATCCTCCCTTGTTGAGGTCATATTTAAGAGGTGATATTTGTATCGAAACAATGTGCATACTAGATATGCTCGTGAATTATAGTGCGCAATGGAATAAAAGTCTTGAAAAAGACTTGATCTGGAGCGATAAATACACTATAATAAAGAAGTATAAGCCGTTCTTATCTATTAAGTTAGATAAGTTTAAAGCTCATACTTTAGATTATTTTGATTATGATAGAAGTGAATAAACCGCATAATATAACGCAAATACAGGAGAAAATATGACGTCATTTAGCGCACTAAAAAGTAACTCGGCTGCCGAGTTAGATAAGCTTACTGAAGCCCTCACTAAGCTTGATTCAAACACCCAGAATAAGCAAAACGGTCCTGACGACAGGATCTGGAAGCCTACTGTAGATAAAGCTGGTAACGGTTACGCTGTTATTAGATTTTTACCGGCTCCAGCTGACGAAGACGTACCTTTTGTGAGAGTATGGGACCACGGATTCCAAGGACCTCAAGGTCAATGGTATATAGAGAAATCTCTTACTACTATTGGTCAGAAAGATCCGGTTTCTGAGTATAATTCTATGCTTTGGAACTCTGGGATAGAATCTAATAAAGATTTAGTAAGAAAGCAAAAAAGAAGGCTTTCTTTCTACTCTAATATCGTTGTTGTTAAGGATCCTAGTAATCCTGAGAACGAAGGTAAAGTATTCCTCTACAAATACGGTAAAAAGATCTTTGAGAAATTGAACGATCTTATGAACCCGCAATTTGAAGATGAAAAGCCTGTTAACCCTTTTGATCTTTGGCAAGGTGCAAACTTTAAGCTGAAAATTCGTAATGTTGAAGGTTACAGGAACTATGACAAGTCAGAATTTGATGAGCCTGCGGCACTATTAGATGATGATGAAAAGCTTGAAGCAGTCTGGAAATCAGAATACCCTTTGAGTGAATTCATTAGCCCTGATACGTATAAGTCATATGATGAACTAAAAGCTAAACTCTATAGAGTACTAGCTCTTGGTGAAACTGAGACAGTTAATACGCCGGCTGAGTCTTTTGCTACTGCTCCTAAAGCAGCATCAGCTCCGACTATGCCATCTGCAACAGCAGCTGCTGCTGAAGTCCCTTTAAGCACATCTGCTGAGGATACCGA